TACTGGCTGCCCGCAATGCTAGCCGGGCTGCTGCTGCCGTTACTGCCTTGATGGAAATCTTAGAAGATGCTGGCGTAGATACGGGCTGGCAAAAACGCCCGCCCCAAAATGAAGATGAGGAAGATGACCGGGTTTATGCTCTAGGGAAATCCGCACCTGCTACTACAGAGGAGCAGGCCGCGATACCGCAAGCAGCAACCGGGGCCGGGCCGTCTCCGACACCCACCCTTGAGCGGAAGCGCTTGCAAGTTTTACTGGACATAGAATCACTAACATGAGTCGGAGGTAAGTAAGATGGATATTCAGACTGACGAATTTGACGCGAAAGCAATCGCCTTGCTTGATGAGGCCAAAGCAATCGCCACGAAGCCAGATGCTACGGCTGAGGACATGGAGAAGGCTGGCAAGATGCTGGCCGATGCCAAGGCGCTCAAGGCACGCTCTGTGATGCTGGCGGAGTTGGAAGCGCTCAAGGCCGAGGCTGTGAAGAGCGCTCCCAAGTCGCCAGCCGCGAGGGCTGGCAAGTTCACGAGTTTCGGTGAATTCCTGGTGGCTGTCCATAACGCCACGTTCAAGGCTCAGCATGATCCGCGTCTTGAATGGAAGGTCCTGCCGGACGAATCCCCCACCGGGCCTTTTACTATGCAGAACGGCTTTCTGCCAGAACAGAAGCAACTCGTAGAGAACACTGGCGGGTCTGGTGGCTTCCTGGTCTTCCCAGAACACCTGACCGAGATGTTTGCCTTGCCAGAGTTGGCGCGGTACGTTCGCCAGCGGGCAACCACCATTCCCATGCGGGCGCGCGTGATACAGGTACCCGTGTTGGATCAGACTTCTACCAGTACCACGAGCTCCCATTACTATGGGGGTGTCATTCCCAAATGGACAGAAGAGGCAGGGCAGAAGGATGAGAGCGAGCCTGCTTTCCGCCAGATGGAACTTGTAGCCCACAAACTCGTGGTCTATACCGAGGCCAGTGATGAACTCCTGGCCGACAGTGCCGTTTCTCTGGAATCCCTGCTACAAGCACTCTTCGCAGGGAGCATCTACAACGAAGAGGAATGGACGTTCATCCAGGGCACGGGCGCGGGGCAACCTCTGGGAATCGCTAATGCTGCCTGCGGTGCAACCATCGCGGTTGCGCGGGTGGCGGCTGGTGCTATCGGGTTGAATGACATCTTCAACATGGTAACGCAGTTCTCAGGAAGCAATCCTGTGTGGCTGGCGCACCAGGGCTGCTTGCCCTCCATCCTCTCCCTGAATGGGCCAGCGGCTAGTCCTTCCTACGTGTGGATCGGGAACGGGCGCGACCAGATGCCTACTACCCTGATGGGTTACCCGATTTACTTCATCGAAAACTGTCCCGCCTTGGGCGCTCGTGGTGACATTTGCCTGTGCGACTGGTCGAAATACTTGATTGGTGACAGGCAGACCGTTACCATTGACTCCAGCAAGCACTACAAGTTCCGCAACGACCTTACAAGCTGGCGGGCAGTGCATCGTGTGGACGGGCGGCCGTGGCTGTCCGCTCCATTGACTTTCAGAGATGGGACTACGCAAGTTAGCCCCTTCGTCGTCCTTGATGCGGCGGTAGCATCCTAACGGAGGTATGAGAGAATGACACAGGTATATACCGAGAACTTTAGTGAGGTTCACGAGCCAGGCGGGGCGCTGGTGCCGACCAGTCGGACGGCAGCTATCTACACTACAACCTGGCTTTCAATGAACAACCACCAGCGCGCCATCTTCCTGGTGTTGACCGGCGCGATGGCCGCGGGCAGTACGGTGGACTTTGCTGTACAGCAGGCCCAGGACGCGACTGGCACTGGCGCAAAGGCGCTTACCCCTGCCAAGGCTATCACGCAACTGACCCAGGCCGGGGGCGACGGCGACGACTCCGTGATTGTCGAAGTGCGCACTGAGGAATTGGACGTTGATGGTGCCTTCGACTATATCCGAGGCGTGTTGACCGTTGCAGGCGGGGCCGTCCTGACGGCAGTGTTCCCGCTGCGCGGCACCTCCAACTATCCGCCCGTGCCGACCACGGGATGGACCGAGATCGTCCTTTAGATAGGTAGACCGTAGGGGGTGGGGGGTTTCTGTGCCCCCTGCCCCACCCTAGGGGTAACATGGCGGGAGTTTGGATCAGGGCAATCACAATCGTGAGGGTGCCAGACGAAACGGGCACCATGAAAACATACCGACTAGGTGATTGGCTGCGAGTCGGCAAACACGACGCGCGACTCTTGCAAGCAGGTGGACAAGCCGAGATTATGCCGCCCCTGCTGCGTAAGGCTGTGCTCGATCTGGATGGTTGCGGTATCGTGGCGTGGGGGCCGCCCGATGCTGTAAAAGCGACTATCATGCAGAACCTTCCTGGTCTACCTGTGAGCAAACTTACCTATGCCATCCCTTATGCCCGTACTCTATTCTGGAATCCTGGCGTAAACATTCATTTTGGCCTGTTGCCTGTGGGTTTCTCACGGCTGGCAACCGGATGGCAAGTTGCCATTCCAGTGGGTGATTACAATATCCTGGCCGAGAGTATCGGGACCGATGACGCGCGCAAGCGCACGCGCGAGGTGGTACACGATTTACGCATACCGGTCTATGACACACGCCTCATATTCGCGCAGAAGTGCGAAGCGGCCCAGCAGACATTGAATCAGTGGCGTGAGGAGTGCAAGAGCGGAGACGACGAGCGGCTATGCTGGCTACGCGCGTGGTACAAAGTGAAACCGATTACGTGTGCGCTTCCGTTGACGTGGACTAGAAAATGAGTAATTCTGACTGGCTCTGGCTTGGCGCGATGTTCATCTTGTGCATGCTTTTTGGCGGCGCGGGTTATTCCATTGGCTACATGCACAGGCGTGAGGATGATGCTGAATTGCTAAAGCGGTTGGCGAAAGCCTCCAGGAATGCAGGGTATAGCGCATTGGCACTGAATGTAAATAATCGTGCGCAGTTATTGACCGATGCAAACGATGCAGAGCGATGGGCAGAATGCCTCGAGGAGCTAGCGTGATTAAAGGCGGTGTGGTTTATATGGCCTATGGCGCAAATGCCTGCCGAGAGGCCAAAGCAAGCATTGCCTCTCTTAGGCGATATTGTCACCTGCCTGTGGCTGTGATAGGGGAGCCGCTTGACGTGAAAGGTATTACTCAGATTGCCTTTGATGTGCCAAAAGGCGAATTGGGTACACGATGGGCAAAATTGAACCTTGACATTATAGCGCCGGCGCAATGGCGTGACCTGCTCTATCTGGACGCTGACACACAAATCGAGGCCGATGTGTCTGGAGGCTTTGCATTCTTGGCAGATGGATGGGATTTAGCAGTAGCACTCAGCGCAAATCAAGGCGGTGAGGTATTCCATCACATCGGGGCAAAGGAACGCCAGGAGACGATAGAGGAATTGGGCGACCCGTTCCCGTTGCAACTCCAGGCGGGTGTAATGTTTTTTAACCGCGACCGATGCGCTAGGCTGTTTGCTGCTTGGCGTGAGGAATGGCTCAAATTCAAGGACCAGGACCAGGCCGCCTTGATTCGCGCTTTGCAGAAATGTCCTGTTCGTGTCTGGTTATTGGGGTATCCGTGGAATAACTCAGAAGGAAGCATAGTTAAGCATCTGTTTGGGAGGGCAAGATGAGCAATCGCTGTTATCTGCGCGGGTTATCTATCCTAGGTTTATTCAATACCATCATTGGCTGCTTATTTAATCGCGTGCTGGTGATGAGGATAGATTCTGATACTAAAGAGTTTTGTGGCTGGTTTTGGGACTTGGCTACAAATCATCCACCAGAGGAATGAACCGGGAGAGCATGGTGATAAAGAGAAGCCGCAGAGCGAAAGAACGCAAGCGCAAGCTTGTGCGCCTTATCATGGCACGCCGGTTATTTTACCTAGCTGTTAAACTGGCAGGGACTAGCAAATGAAAGTCCACGTCGTGACAGAACGCCTAGAGACTAACCGCATATTGCCGAGAATGGCAAAGTATCTGGCTGAGTTCAACGGGTGGACTTTCAGCACGCAACCAGACCCTAATGCCGATGTGAATTATTGGTGCAATTATCTGACATGGTACCAGCACAGTAAAGGATGGCACCTTACCAAAACAGGCGCTTACTTCACGCACAGAGATACAGGCGACGAAAAGAAAAAGCGAATGTGGGATGACTCAGTACCGCACATGGACTTTATGACAGTCACGTGCAAATCACAAATGGAGTTGCTACCAAAGGAAAAGACCTTCCTCGTGAGGCCACCAGTAGAGATAGTGCGATTCACGATCGCGCCTATCCCGGCAGGTGGCAAGCCAATAGTAGGCACATCGGGGTATGTCTATGGCGACAATCGAAAAGGGGAGCATTTGATTGCTGCCTTGGCACGGGCGGAACTAGCACAAAAACTCACCTTGAAAGCGAGCGGCCAGGGATGGCCTATCCCCACGCAATCCCTGGCGTGGAATCGCATGCCAGGGTTTTTCCAATCGCTTAGTGTCTATGTCTGCTCATCGTTGTACGAGGGAGCCTGTATGCCGCCTCTTGAGGCTTTAGCTTGTGGTGTCAAGGTTGTCATCCCCAAGGGTGTGGGGATGCTTGATTCATTGCCAGATTTGCCAGGGATTTACCGCTACGAGCGCGGAGATGCTAAGGGAATGATACAGGCAGTGGAGGAAGCCGCTTTCAGCAAAGAGGTTGACCGTGCGGCACTACGTAAGGCAATCACACGAAATTACACTGCCAAGATGTGGGCAGCAGATCATAGGCGCGTGGTGGGCCAATTCGCTTACAAACCCCACCCGGTGGCGGCGGCAGATGACTGGCACGGTAAGGCCGGCATTTACACTGTCGCTTTCGGGGAGCCGTCTCGGGCGTGCGCTCGGAGGCTAATCGCGTCGGTGAAAAAGTACATGCCGAGGTTGCCCGTGTGTCTGGTAAGTGACCGTCCACTTAAGGCAGGGGAAGCGGTTTTCGTGAAGCAAGCCGACAAGGACATCGGAGGCCGCATTGCGAAACTAAAAGCTTACGATTTAGCGCCTAAAGATTGGCAGTACGTTTTGTATCTGGACGCCGACACCGAGGTCGTGGCGGACATCTCCTTTCTATTCCAAATCTTGGCAGATGGATGGGAACTGACCATTTGCCGCGATATGGCAAAGTACGCGACGGCAGATCAGATGGCTAGGCCAGATAACAAGGAAGAATGCGCTATCACCTGGGACATCATGGGCACGAAAGAAGGCGCTTTCCAGTACAACGGGGGCATGATGAGTTTCCGCCGATGTGAGGCGACTGCTGAATTTTTCAAGAATTGGCAGAAGGAATGGCAGAAGTTTGGCAAACGTGATCAGGCTGCTTTGCTTAGAGCACTCTACCTCAGACCTGTGCGCTTGTTCCTACTAATGAACCAATGGAACGCCAGCATGCGCTATGAGAAGCCGCCGGGGGAATTAGCCATCATTCACCACAACACAAAAGCGCGCAGGTGGGAAGGTATCATACCAGGGCGGATTGATTCGCCAGAAGCGTGGGAGAGGGTAAGACAGTGGCAAGCTGCCCATCCGACGGAGAAATAAGCATGGGAGAACTTAGACAAAAGACCGTTGACGTACTCAGGAAAGTATTGCCCGAAGCCCTCCCTACTCCTGTCATTGACTTGGGAGGTGGGGCACGTCACGGCTGGCTTGAGGGAGTTCTAGCACGCCAGGATATTGGATCGTGGGATGCTGTGGCGGGGCCAGGAGTTGATCGTGTTGTGGACGGTTGTCACATGCCAGAGATTGCAGACGGCCAGGTTGGGACGCTCATTTCTAACTACACACTAGAGCACGTCGCCCAACCATTCAACTTTGCCACCGAGGTGGCACGTGTGGTGTTCCGTCATGGTGTACTGTTTGTGTCTACCGTTTTGGCCCATCCCTTACACGGGCCAGGGGAGGATAACTGGCGCTTTTCTGTCATGGGCTTACAGCATCTATTCGGACGTGACTTTAGCGAAATCGCCAGCGGGATAATCCCTTGCGCGGGCGGAATCATCGGGACTTATTTCTGTGGCCGGCGGCATAAGGGCACAAATACCGACTTTTCCATCGCGGCTCTAATCTCCAGAGCGAAATGCACGCGCATGCAATACTCCCGCCTCCAGGCTTTACACGCGCTTGCCTCTCAATGGCGCAGGATTGATGGAGCATTTGTAGAGTGCGGGTGCTGGCGCGGCGGATCTGCTGCCGTGATTGCGGATGCAATAGGCGTAGGTGGGCGCGAGGTATTCTTACTCGATTCATTCCAGGGCATGCCAGAACCAGAAGAAGTTGATGGGTTGAAAGCGCGGGAAAAATGGGACGCGGCTGGTAGTAAGTGGTGCGCTTGTGAACCGGAGGACGTATACAGAACTTTTGAGATTGCACGACTTCTAAAACCTACCATTGTCAAGGGCTGGTTTAACGAGACAGTACCGAAGCTATTGACAGGGCCTATTGCGGTATTGCACCTGGACGGCGATTTCTATGAATCCACAAAAGTGTGTTTCACTCACTTTTACCCCAAGCTAATCAAAGGCGGCTTGCTCATCCTGGATGACTATGGACATTGGCCGGGCGCGCGAAAGGCAACTGATGAATACCTTGGCATGTCAAAGGAAAAACTGCGACACCTGGACTATGAATCTGTCTATCTGGTGAAAGAGACTGATGGGTAGGGTAGAGAATGACTTAACGAAAGCGAGCAGGCCAGCGGTGATTATCACGGGGCCTCGCACAGGTGGTACTCTGTTAACGCATGCGCTGAGTAACCATCCTTTCATTGGGTGCGTGAGGGGCGAGCCGTTACACGCTCTCAGCACATGGCGGATGAATTTATATGGTGTGGAGCCAGTCAAGATCCTCCAGATTTGTACCAGCCTAGAAGGTTACTTGATTTCTATGTGCAAGGTGGCCTACGAACAAGCTTGGTATCGGGGCGTGTGGGAATATCTCATCAAGGCAAAAATACCTATCCTCCACTTGACGCGCCAAGATGTGCTGGCGCAGACGGTCAGTTTTCTACTCAATAAACTGGCACGAGATGGGACAATTACCCACCCGCAACACTCATTCCAGGCAGTGGCACCGGTCAAGGTAGAGTTATCACCCGATGCTGTTGTACGGCATTATGCCTGGATTGTACGCAAGCGTAATCAGGTCTGGGATAAAATCAAACACTCAGGGTGCCCAGTGTTACAACTCACCTACGAACAAATCACAGGCGGTATTGAGGAGACGCAAACCCTGAACGCGGATGCAACGCGACAAATCTGTAAGTTTCTGGGAGTATCAATGGCCTCTCTTCCCATCTCGCTCAAGCGGGTGAATCGGCGGCTAGAAGATGAGATTACGAACTGGGGAGCGGTCAAGGGGGCAGTGGAAAAATGGCAACGCAAATGAGTATACCAGAGCGTAAGGCTACCTTTTCACACCGGGGGGTAACACTGAGCTATCTAAGTCATCCATATAATCACGCCTCTCGCAATATGCGCAGTATCGAGGTGCCTATCATCCGCCATTATCTGGAGTTGGCATGGATGCATAACCCACAAACCACAGTACTGGAGTTCGGCAATGTTTTAGAGCATTATGGGCCGCGAGATTGGTCCGTGCTGGATGTGAAAGAGAAGGGGCCAGGAATTACTAATGCCGACGTGATGAAGTGGGAGCCGCCTTCACGATATAGCCTGATCGTGAGCATCAGTACATTGGAGCACATCGGCTTTGGTGCTTACGTAGATTTTACCGACATGCCGCCATTCCCCCATGCTGTGGTTGCCCGCCTCAAAAGCTGGCTTGCTCCTGGTGGCGTACTGGTGATGACCGTTCCGGCAGGATTCAACCCCATGCTGGATTTGGAGGTCCACATGGGCAAATTAGGCGTTGACCACACCTGGTACATGTACCGTGTCAACGATGCTAACGAGTGGGCGGATTGCACGGTAGCTGAGGGGCTAGCCATGCCCTATGGCAAACGCTGGAAATGGGGTAGTGGGATGGGCGTATTGCAAGTGGGAGAATTGGGATGGCGGTAGAGGGGAAGACAGTCCTCAATCTAGGCGCTGGCAAGCTCATCCGGGGAGATGCGATCAACCACGACCAGGTGAAACACTCGGATAAAATTGACATTGTCTGGGATTTGAATAACTTGCCCTGGCCGTGGAAGGATGAACAGTTTGAGTTAGTCATAGCGCGGGCTGTTCTGGAGCACCTGGATGTGGATCTGCTGGCCTCGATGAACGAGATATGGCGGGTTATGAAGCCAGGCGGTAAGGCATTTGTCAAGCTACCTTATTGGAATCACGACCGCACGTGGGAAGACCCTACCCACCGCCGGGGTTACGCGCCGAAGGTATTCAACTTTTTTGATCCGTCTACTAAGTACGGACAGTTGTACGGATTTTACACGCCGCACAAGTGGAAGATTATAGACGGGCCTACATTGAACAAGGCCAAAACCTCTATTCTGTGCACACTGGAGAAGGTCGGATAATGGGAATAGCTATTGTCATGCCAATCGGGCCACTTCATAAGTGGGGCTATCAATGGGTTTGCCAAGAGTGCATAGCATCTCAGGCAGAATTCGCGGACCACGTGTACATGGTGCAATCCACTGAGGACAGAACAGGAGTACAGGAGATACTAGACAAATTCCCCAATGTCTCGCTCATCTCCAGTCCTGAGACGTGGCACCACAGACCAGGCGAAACAGACGAAGTGTTGACCACGGCTGGTAGAATCGTAAGAGTCGCTTACCAAAATCGGCGCATCGCTCAAATGATGGCCTGGAAAGATGGTCATAATATCATATTGGGTACTCATAACAACTGGTATATCCCTCGCAAGAATATCGCATCTATGCGTATGTATTGTGAGATGTTTCGTAGACGAAGTAAGGCCGTAGGCTTAATGTGGATTGTCACTCAGCTTTGTGACAGGCTGTTGGGAATCATGCATAGCAGTCTTATGCTTAACTTTGCTGGCATGAATGAGGAGCAGGTAGCCAAACAAATACCCGATATGAAAATGCGGCGGATTACTCCTGGAAAGATACCAAAGAATGCTGGTACTGTCCATCTCGTAGACTGCAATTATGAGATGACGGTAGAGGAGTACGCGGCCAATCGCGTGCGCTATCCTGATTATGCACTTAATGGTGTGTGGAATTATGAAGAGCGCCTGGCAGCGCGGGTTACGCGTTTCAAGAAATTCGGCTGGACAAAACCGCTCGATTGGCCGCTCGACTATTGGGGCCAACTGATTGCCGCAAAAGCGCGGCCTGATTTCTATAGCTGGCAGATTTTGGAAGCGATGGGGCTGAAAGGGAAAGATGGCACAAAATAGGGATCAATACCAGGAGCGATACCTAGAACATCAGCAGCGGAAGCGACTTGACATCACCAGTCCAAGCGCCTTGTTCGCTGCAATGCGAACGCGCAGAAGCCAGCGTACTTTCACGGATGAGACAATTACGGGTGTAGAGCTAGGCCACATTTACGAAGCCATCCGCCTCGCTCCATCATCATGCAATCGTCAGGCAATTGTCATCTTGCCGGCATCAGAAGCAGATGAAAAACAGGAACTTGAGAGGCTGTTAGTAGGTGGCCGAGATTGGCTAGCAGGTGCGTCAACTATTCTGCTTTTCTTCGCTGATTTAGTAGCCTACAAAGCGCCAGGGGAGCAAGCCTATATGCCTTATCTGGACGCGGGCTTTGCTGGCGAAAACATCTACTTGGCCGCTGAGGCTTTAGGAATTGGGGCCTGCTATGTAAACCCTAATATTAGGGCAAAGGACAAAGCGCAATTTGATGAGCTTTTCAACCCGCGCGGGTTGCTGTTCTGTGGCGCAATGGCATTAGGCAAATATGACATCCGGGCGACAGAACCACCTAAGCGCAGATTAACGGAAGTATTCTATGGGTAAGGTAGCAATCTCACTGGCAATAGGGCCACTCCACAAGTGGGGATACCAGCATGTGTGCCAAGAGTGCATGGCAAGCCAGGCTGAGTTTGCCGACCATATCTATGTGGTGCAATCTACCGAGGATTCGACGGGAGTAGAGGAATTTCTGAGCAAGTATAGCAACGTAACATTTATCTCTAACCCTTCTACTTGGCACCATCGGCCAGGAGAAACCGACGAAATACTGACAACCTCCAAGAAAATGACCGGGTTTCACATGCACAATCTGATCAAGGGCAGATTGGCAGCTTTCCGAGATGGATACAAGATTGTGCTGAGTACACATAATAACTGGTATATCCCACGGCGGGGGATAGGGCCATTGCACGATTACATTGACAAATTCCAGGCAACCAGCGCGCTCACCGGTAGAATGTGGCGATTTGTTCAATTAAACGATACGTTATTTGGGCCTGGAGCGCGCGGTGATTTCTTGTGCAACCTGGCCGGGATGGATGAGGCAGGAATCCAGGCTTACTATCCTCGCTTAAAGTGGGAACGTGCGTTGGGTAGGAATGTCCCAGATAATATCAACGATGTTCACATCGTGGATTGTATGTTTGAATTGTACCCGGAGGAATTTGGAGCGATGCAAGAACGCTTTCCAGATTATCACACACCCAAGGGCGCGTGGGATTGGCCCAAATATCTTGAATATCGAGTATCCCGATTCAAGAGATTTGCCAAAATAGAAAGCATCCCCCTGGACTACTGGGGCCAACGTATAGCAGACAAGTCGCAACCGGGATTTGCAAGTCACTACATTCTGAGAGAGTTGGGGTTGAGTAAGACAATAGGCATAGATGTAGTGATACGGCGGGCGATTGATTGCAACTCGATGCTCTACAATCGCAAGCGCAAATGTCCGGAGGCAAAGCGGGCCATACAATTACGCTTTCTGTATGAATTGGCAGGGCAAGCGCCTGATGGAACGGCAGTAGAATGCGGCGTTTATCACGGCGGGAGTTTCGTGTGTTGGTCGGGTACCAGATTGGGCCGGGGGCCGCTGATTGCGGTAGACAATTGGGCGGACAAGAATCGTGATGCCTTCATGGCCAACCTGAAACGATACCCAGACCTGCGCGGTACCACTATCCTGGAGATGGAAACCTGCGAAGCGCCAGCAGCAATCGAAGGCCAGGTAGCCTTTTGCTTCATTGATGCGGGGCATTACGAGACTGGGATTGCACGGGATATTCTGGTATGGCCGAACAAGATCATGCCAGGTGGAATCCTTGCTTTCCACGACTACAGTTCAAAAGGCGGCGTGGTAGGGCGTTGTGTGGATGAATGGCAGAAACGAGACAAATGGGAATCCTTGGGGGCGGTAGGGACAATCATCGCATTCAGGAAGCCAAGATGATTATCCCAGAGAATGAGGCCGTGAGGCGCGGGATTGTAGCCAAGTCAATGCTGAATGACTTAAAGCGCAACACCGACGTGCAATTGCACTTCATTTACCAGTTGGCGGCAAAGGCGCCTGATGGGATAGCCGTAGAATGTGGCGTACATCGGGGCGGAAGCCTAGTCTGTTGGGCTGGTGCACGCGCCGAGCGGGGGCCAATATTCGCAGTGGACAATTGGAGAAGTCCCGTTCTTGAGAAGTTCAAGGCTAACATTGCACAGGCGGGGCTAAATATCACAACCTACACTGAGGATACTTGGCGAGCCGCTTCACATTTTGAGAATGGATCAATTGCGTTTCTGTTCCACGATGCCGCACATGGATACGAGTGGGGCTTTCTCAAGGATCTGGCCCATTGGCCTGAGAAGGTTATGGCGGGTGGGATTTTCGCCATACACGATTATGGCGTATGGAAACAAAGCGTATGCGTCAAACATTTCGTGGATGCCTGGGCCACCTGGACATGGTGGGAATATCTAGGCAATGTAAATGGCCTGATTGCCTTTCGACGGCCGTCAGTAGAGCATAAACCCGGTTATCTGCCGGGGTAGGGAGGTTTAGAAAATGCAAAGCAATCTGGTACTTAAGGGACATTTGAGCACGCGGGTTATTCGTGCACCGAAAGTGGGCATTGGCTGGAAGATGCGCAACTTGTCCCACCTGCTGCCAGGATTAGCGCAGGGGGCTTTTCGACGGGCCTTAGGTATGGCGGGCCTGGAGGGGCGGCTGTACGTGCGGCACTTCCGAGACGGGCGCATGACAGATTACGGCCTTGTCAGTTGTCACCTCGTCACAACCGCCTTCGTCAACTTCATGGTTGATGAACTCCAGGCAGACACCGGTGAGTGGGGCGACTTCAAATATCACGACAGCGGTACAGGTGTCGTGGCCGCCGATGTCGGCGATGTGGGATTGGGAACACCCTGGGGCGGCGCACGCGATGTGGGTACGCAAGCAGAAGCGGCAGCAAATATCTACCAGAGCGTGGCGACAACGGCTTATACTGGCCCATTCGCTATTACTGAGCACGGCCTATTTAGCCAGGCCGCTGGCACGACGTTGATGGATAGGCATGTGTTTGCCGCGCTTAACGTGATAAACGGCGATTCAATTCAGTTCACATACCAATTGACTTGTACGGCAGGGGGGTAGTACAAACTGGTATAGCAAATGACTGTTTTCAAGAACGATGCGAACCTTGTCGCGCTGTGGTCACTGGATGAGGCCAGTGGCGCAACGCGGCTCGACTATACCGCAAACAACAACGATCTGACTGACGTCAACACAGTCGGTCAGAATGCGGTTGACTACAGGGAAGGTATCGCCTCAGCAGATTTTGAGCTTGATGATGCCGAGTACCTTTATATCACTGATGCAGCGCAGACAGGATTGGACCTGCAGCCGCCGTTCTCCATCGTATTTTGGATGAAAATGGCTTCTGTTGCTGAGATGGATATCCTCGGCAAGGTCTCATTCTCAACGCCAGATATATCATACTATTTGTTTTTGACTTTGTACCACGATGAATACGTCATAAGGCTGGGCCTGTCATCAGATGGAGACTGGGGGGACGAGTTTTCCTCAGATTCCATATTTAGTGCGGGTACCTGGGCGCATATAGGCGTCGTGGTCAATGGCACTGATGTGCGAATTTATGTCAATGGTAACCTCGACCCCGCCACTCCCGTTGCTTGGACTGATCCGCTGAGTGTCAATGCTCAGGCCTTTTGTCTTGGCACATGCGGTATTGATTCTGGATGGTATTTTGATGGATTGCTGGATGAGGTAGCGATACTCAACCGTGAATTGTCCGCTGCTGAGGTCGCCTCCATTTACGCTGTAGGAATACGGAACTTTAACACAAGCTCGCTGGCGGGTGCGCTCACCTACGCTGGCATACTGGTGAGACGGGCAGGCAAGCCAGTGGTAGGGGCTATCACGTTCGCGGGCGCGCTCGCAGGCAAAGCGCTCAAAGCACTGGCTGGAACTCTAACGCCTACTGGTATACTGGCGCGAAAGATGGCGCGGGGTTTGGCGGGTATGCTTACCTTCGCAGGAACATTAGCCGCTAGGGCAGGCAAGGCACTGTTTGGGACCATCGCTTTTGCGGGAAGTCTTAAGGGCAAGGCACTCAAGACGCTAAGCGGAACCTTGGCACCTGCCGGGGCACTGGTGAAAAAGACTGCGCGGGTACTGGCAGGAGGATTTACCAGCGCGGGCGTATTGACGAAAAGGGCAGCGCGCTCCCTAGCAGGAGTGATAACGTTCGGCGGTACGCTCGCAGGAAAGATGCTCAAATCTCTGGCAGGCGCGCTCACGCCAGCGGGAACACTCACGCGCAAGACAGCGCGCTCTTTAGCAGGCACTTTGACAACGGCGGGGATACTCAGTAGAAAGGCGCTCAGGGCATTAACTGGGACACTCACGACTGCCGGAAACCTGACGCGGAAGACAGCACGGACGCTGGCGGGGGCATTCGCTCCCACAGGGGCACTTGCCAGGATAACGAGGCGGGCACTGTCTGGGGCGATCACCTTTGCCGGGGCGCTGGCGCACGTAATAAGTAAACTCCTGGCAGGCGCGATCACGTTCACGGGTACGCTAGTGCGGAAGACGAGCAAGGGATTAGCAGGGGTGTGGACTGGCGCGGGGGCATTTGCAAAGAGAGCCACGAAAGCACTGACGGGGGCCATTGCGC